GCGGTGACATGATGAGCACCTTCTTGACCTTCTTGGTCTTGATCAGGTAGTCCGCTGCCCACAATGCGCTCTGGGTTTTGCCAGTGCCGATCTCGTTGAGTACCAAGCAGCGGTGGTTGAGCGTCAGGAACGCAGCAGTCTCACGCTGGTGGTCGAATGGTGTGTACTGCCCCGGCCAGTTGTAGTAGTGCAGGATGGGGCTGGGTGCCTTGATGCCGAGGTTGCGCAGAACCTTGACCTCATCCAGACGGTGCGGCGTGATCACGATCTGGGTGCCACGCACATCCATAGCTTTGGCCGTGGCGATTGCGTCCAGCACCCGGTTCGGGTTGTTCAGTTTGAGGGCCAGAGCTTTGGCCTTCTCGACTACGAGCATGTCATCACCTGTCTTTTCTGTTCTGTATTACTGCGTCCAACACTTCGAGAGTCACGTCGTTCGATACCACCAACCACGTGCCTCCCGCTTCCTCGATCTGCCTACCGCAAATCTTCTGCAACTCAGTGGGCTTGCCCGTTGCAGACTTCACTTCGATCCCAACAAAATGCCCATCGACGATGGCAATGATGTCTGGTATCCCTGACTTGCCGAACCCGTTGTTGGCGGGGAAGAAGTACCACACCTCATGCTTCTTCAGTACCTCAACGACCTTACGTTTAACCTTGCCTTCTGGTGTCAATGCACTCATTCTATACCCCTTTACACGACTGTCAAGTTTTATTTTGTAAGGTTAAACCCTAGCATAGTCACAGTCGTGACGGCAGGGACAGAATCGGCACAGCCCAGAGGGGCGGGCAGGCCAATTGCCGTGGTCGTAGGCATCGTGGATTCGCTGGATGCGCTTCATAATCTCAGCCCAGATCGAGTTCGTATTCACACGGGTGTACTGCTCGGTGTCCATCTCCATTGTCTTGAGCCACACGAGTGAGGTCTTCACCCGCTGCACATCCGGGAAGTGCTTGAACACCTGAGCCGCGAACATCTGCATCTGGAACTGGTCAGCGTTGCGCTTGCCTGTCTTCCAGTCCATGACCACGGCGTCGTTGCCAATGATTACAAGTACGTCAAGTTTGCTGCGCAGCCATGCGTCAGCATCCCACCAACCTGTTGGTGTAAGGTTCTCGGTGAGTACCAGTTCGTGCTCGATGTGCAGGGTGCCCTGCCTTGCCAGCTTCTCCACCGATGCACACAGGGGTTCGTACTGCGCCACCTCTGCATTCAATCCCGACCCTTTCAGTCGGTTTTCAAGGAACGCATGAATACGTTCTCCGTGCTTGGACGCTTCGCCGCCCTCGTCAACGACTTCCTTCTTGATCCGTTGGCGGTAGTACCGCAACGGGCAGTTCTCGAACAGCTTGATCGACGAGTATGAGTGGCTTAGGCGCATGGCAGTGTGCCCCACAGGGACTACCTGCGAGGGAGATGTAATGTTGGAACCACCAGTGTACACCACGGAGAACGCCTGTCAACTGGTCGTCATGCGGGAGATGCAGTCGTGCTTTGCCACCTCCAGCACAGCGATCAGCTTCATCATGTCGGCGATCCCCGTCGAGAATCGGTGGTAGTCCTTGCCGATCTTCACGAAGGCCAGAACCTCAGTGGCATCATCACTCTCCTCAACTTGTTGCACGATGTGCTTCAGCAGGTCGAGGGTGTCCTTGTTGCGCGGTTCGCACTTGATCTCAGCGATGGTCATGTGTTGCGCTCCTTCAGCTTGGATTCAACCCGTTTAATCAACTCCCAACTATCCCTGTCATCTGTGTTTTCCCAAAGCAAATTAGCTTCCTCGTCAGTCAGCCCTACCCACGGGCGCTTTGTGTCGTGCGATGTCTGGTCAAGCATCACTGTACGGGCTAACGCTTCGCACGTTGGGCAAGGTGGTGGGGCGGTGTAGAGAGGCACTCCCGCAGACCCGTCAGTTACTTCACGCCAAATGCCATCCGTGAACTTGGCGAATCTGCCTACAGGCTCTTGCTCTGGCTGTGCCAAGGCTTCTTGCAGACGTTCAATCTCCCGCACAGCGGCGTGTTCACGCTCGTTCTTTGGGTTGTTGGGGTTCATCAACTCAGCAATCAATTCTGCGTGTGGTGTTGCGTTTGTTTCAATCATTTCTCTGTCTCCTTTGAAAATCTACATGCCGTGTGAACGACTTCGCCTTGGCCGTAGTTGTAAAACTGCTGGTCGTTCTCAAACCGACCGTTGCAAATTGCACAGCGATGCGGTGCAAATGGCCCACCGGGTGGAAACAGTTTGCTTGGCTCACGTGGGTCTGGGTGTATGGGCGTCATCATGTTTGTTTTTCCTTTCTTTCTTTCCACCATTTACGTACAGCATCGGGATCAAACCAAGTATTTTTTACTTCATGGTGCCCTGTGCTGTAACGGGGGCTAGGGCTGCTAGGGTCGTGGTGCATAGTCGCATGAAGCGACTGCCACTTAACTCCAAATTCCTCAGCCAGTTCTTTCAAACTGCGTAGTGGTTTGCGCGCCCCACCACTGCGGACTCGTCTACCAAATTGTTCCGGCGTCTCATCGAATTTTGTCAGTGATATACGCGGCGTCTTTGGTTTAGCTTTTAACATCTCAAGTATCTCCATAGTTCGCAGCCATGCCTGATTCGCAGGCCACGGGTAAGTCGGGTGCCCACTTGGGAGCGACGGACATGAGGGCTTCGAGCTTGGCTTGGTCAGCCAGTGCGTTGTCCTCGGGCACAGCGATGATGATCTCGTCGTGGACTTGGAAGGCCACCTTGAAGTGCAGCCCAGCAGCGGCCATCTGCTCACGGATCGCCAATGCAGCAAGAGCTTGCACGATGTTCTCCGTCACCTTGCCGCCGTAGATGCGTGTCCATGCGATGTCGTCAGGGGGTGAGCCAGTGAGCACACGATCCTTGATTGCCTTCTGGTAAGTGCGGGCATCCGAGATGTACATGAACCCGTTGGCCGTCTCACGCAGCGCAGGGTACTGGACATAGAACCCGTTGGGCATACGGATGCCGCGCTTGTCGTAGCGAACTTGCGGGTGCAGTGCGTTCTCACCACCGTACAACATGTCCTTGAGTGCTGCCCCGCACTTCTGCCAGAACTGCACGATCTTCCAGTTCTTCTGCCGGTACAGCCGGACGATGCGCTCGGCTTCGTTGATGTCGATCACCACGTTGATGCCGCCTTGACCGATCTCCAGAGTGCGCCGGAACTTCTCAGCACCCATGCCGTAGCCTAGCCCAAGCACACAGGTCTTGCCGACGAACCGCTCCACCTTGTCAGCCTTGGTGATGGCACGACCGTAGACCTCAGTGGCGAACTCAGAATACACATCCCTGCCTTCGCGGAACGCCTGCACCAGATCGTCCTGCCCCGCCACCCATGCCACAGTACGTGCCTCGATCTGCGACGAGTCGCATGAGATCAGCATCTGTCCCGGTGGTGCCTTGAGCGCCCTGCGGATGGTCGTGTTGCCACGGCTTGGCAGGTTCTGTAGGTTGAGCTTGTCACCACCGCTGAAGCGCCCGGTGTGGGCACCGTAGTAGTTGAGCATGATGGGCAGCTTGCCCCGTCCAGCCACGCCGATCAGGTTCTCGGTGCGTGTCTCCTCCAGTGTGGACTTGACCCCAAGGCGGGCGGACACCGCTGCCTGCACACGTTCGTCAGGATGTTCCAGCATGTCGGTCATGCCCTTGTCCGTCTTGGCGAAGGCCCACGACTCCTTGCCCGTCTTCAGACTGGTCTTGGTGGGCGGCTCCACCCCGAGGCGCTTGAGGTACTCAGCGAACTTGTCATTGGACATGAGCATGTCCTGCACCGCCTGCGCCCCGCCCATGCCTTGGCCGAGGTCTTGGATCAAGGTGCGCTTGCGGGTGCACACTTCCGCAAGATGCTTCTCCAGCAGTGGCACGTCGAGTTCAATCACTGGGTCGGTGTACATCCGCAGCGTCTGATCAATCACCAACAACTCGCTGGATGGGAAACCCACCTTGAGTTTGTCGAACAGTTGCTTGGTCAGGTTCACATCGTTCTTGCAGTACTCACCATACTGAGCGAGGTCAGCCTCAGTGAAGTCAGCCTTGCGCTTGCCCAATGCAGCCACCACCTCGTCGCCCTTCTTGCCCAGCCCGTAGTACGTCACCAGCTTGGCAAGGGAGCCACCCACCGTGACGTTGTGCAGCGGACGGGCCATGCTCAAAGTGTCCAGCCACAGCCTTGGCTTGATGCCGAAGTGCCACGACAGGATGGCCCCATCGAACGCTGTGTTGTGGCACAGGATAGCCCGCTTGCTGTAGTCCAGTGACTTGAGGAACTTGCCGGGGTTGTCCCCCGAGTACCAGTCAGTGGGGTAGTCGTTGACCTTGATGCCCACTCCGATGACCTCGAACAAAGAACTGCGAACGTATTGCTCGGTGGTCATCTTCGACAAGCTGTAGTCCTTGTCGTAGTAAGTCTCTATGTCTATTGTAACAATGTCCATCATATTAAATGTCCTTATATGATTCACGTCTGACGATCAGACTGATCACGCGCTGGGTCACACCGAACTCCGCAGCAAGTTGTTGCTGTGTGTTCTCCCCAGCGTCGTAGCGTTGTCGTACCGCAACCACCTGCGCTGTGGTCAGCTTGGCGAACTTGTCCTCGGTCAACGTGATGCTGCCCATCTGGATCGTGGCCTGCGTGTTGATGGTCATCGTGTTGTCCTTGGTCAGTGTCATCGCTGCCCCAGTGGTACCGGGCGTTGAGATCGTCAGCCCAGACATTTGTATCGGAGGGTTACTCTGACTCATTGAGTACCTCCAGCAGTTTCTGGATGTAGTGCTGGCCCTTCGACACCTCCAGTGGTGACTCGTCCTTGCTGCCCATGCGCATCAGATACTTCAGTGCGCCGCCTCGGTAGTAGCCAATGCGCTGGTCACGGGGCCATGTGTCCACGACATCCCACGGTTGCACACCCATCTCCTTGTAGTGGTCGCCCCCCACTTGTCTGTCCTTGGCCCGGTGTGAATCAACCCAGCCCTTCTCCACAACAACTTCAGGGATGTGTGTTGCGAATAGTTCTTCGGTCTGTGGGCGCTCGTGTGTCGCCAGTTTGCGTAGTGTGTATACAGCGGGCAGCGCCATGCTGAACTTCTCAGACACCATCTTGGCCGGAGCCAGTGGGTGCTTGATGAAGTAGTCGATGACTTGCTGTCTCTTGGTAATCTTGCTCATAGTAGTGCTTCCTCTTGGTTGTTAATCATTGATTCAGGCAACCGTGTAGGCATACGCTGCTCCCATGTTTTGATAGTCATTTCACACCTTCTTTCATGGCCGCATCAATAGCAGCATCAAGACCTGACGAAATATAGTGAGGGTATTGAACCTCGTCTATTGATTGGCAAAACGGATACTGGCTAATGTGTGGAACTCGGTTACTCCCTTTATGATCTCGCAACCACTGATAACGTGCAGCATCCAGCGCAAGCCCAATCTGCTCACGGGTAAGGCCAGCAATCTCAGCACGCAGGTTATCTACTGTCACCTCCCATGCCGTAGCCTCCATATCCAACCGCTCTATGGCATCAGCACAAAGCTGACGCTCAAAGCTTTCGGTGCCGGGCTGGTCTGCATAAGCCGGATTGATCCTGCTGCGAAGGTCTTCAATAAAGTCTTTCATGCCATCATCTCCATCAAAGTTAATTTACGTTCGGTTCTCATTTCATTTCCTTTACGTGTTCTGCTAGACCGTAGTACCGTCTTGACTCAAGATATTCAGCAGCATCTTCCAGCGCAACCTTGCGGGATGCTTGCCAAGCCAACCATACCCATGTGTTATGTTTGTCCTGTGTACTTTGGTTTACCAATGGAGTGAGTTCAACTGGAGACTCTCCCCACCAAGCCTCAAATGCTTCGCGTTCAGTTGTCATTTCAAAACCTCCGCAGTAAGTACCTCGATTGAGGCGTGAATGTCGTCGAGCAGGTAGTCCGGCAAGCGATGCTTCTCCGCAAAGCTCCACGATTCCAACGCACTGAGTAGCTTGATGACATCGAGCATTTGTTCTTTCGTCATGTCAACTCCTTTTATAAATTTACGAATCTCACAGGAACACTCCGAACTTCTGTCGAAGCGCCTTGCTATGTTCGCGGCATATCTCGTTCACGGCTTCGACTGTGCCGATCACCGTGGGTATCTTG